AGGTATGACACTAAATATCTCACGCATGACAACTGGTACATCAACTGCAGTTCAGGCTGCTGAAAATGATGCTATCTCAAATACAAATGCTGACGATACACTATTGACTGTGAATGTTCGTACAATCGCAGGACAACAGGATATCTCAAAGCAGGCAATTGAGCGTGGAACAGGTATTGACCAGTTCATCATCCAGGATCTTATCCGTGGATGGCACACAACACTTGACGACCAGATCCTTAACGGTACTGGTAACTCAGGTCAAATCCTTGGTATCACAGATACTTCAGGAGTTAACACAGTTGCATTCAACACAGCATCACCAACAGCAGAATTGCTATATCCAAAGTTGGCAGATGCTTACCAGAAGGTTCAGACAAGCGTATTCCAGAATCCAACACATTGGCTTATGCACCCACGCCGTCTAGCATTCTTGCTTGCATCAGTTGATTCAGCAGGTCGCCCACTCGTTGTTCCAACACTTAGTGGACCAATGAACGCAATGGCTACAGGTGCAGGACAAGCATACTACGGTAACTCAGGTTACTCATTGATGGGTCTACCTATCGTTGCAGACGCAAATGTTGTCACAGACAACGGTGCAGGCTCAGACGAAGACCGTATCTACTGCGTAAATGCAAATGAACTACACCTCTGGGAGCAAGCAGGATCACCATTCGCATTGAACTTTGATGCAACTGGTGCAGGCTCACTCACAATCAAGTCTGTAGTCTACGGATACTCAGCATTTACTGCTGGTCGTTATCCAGGAGCAGTTTCTATTATTTCAGGAACTGGTCTAGTAGCACCTACATTCTAAAGTTTACATAGTTAATTCTATGTAATACTTAGAGAAATCTAAGGGAGAGTAGGCCTGAATGTCCCCGCTTTGGGCCTACTCTTTTTAAAAAGGAACTTATGAAAAGAATTAAAAAGATTTTTAGAATTAAAAAAGAAACAGCAACTGCAACTCCTAAGATGGAGAAAGCAATGTTGCCTAAGATGGAGAAGAGGAGCAAATGAGTAGACCGTTACTTAGCACTAGTACTCAACCTACTAATGTATACACGACCCTAGCAGATGTGAGAAATGCCTTACAAATTGAGGATAGCCTTGATGATAATGACATTCAAGCAGCCATTCTTGCTGCAAGTCGTATGATTGATGACTACTGCCAAAGAGGGTTTTGGCAAGAAGGAACCCTTGCTGCTCCAGTAACTAAATATTACACACCTGTAAGTCCGTGGTATCTAGAGATAGATGACCTTATTCAACCTACAGAGATAGCATCAAGAGCAAATCAGTCTGGTCCATTTTCAACAATATGGAATTTAGATAATGATGTTATGTATGAACCTATTAATAATCCAGAAATAGGAAGACCTGTAACTAGACTATTAGCAGTTAGAACATATGTATTTCCTTACTTCTTTCCTCAGACAGTTAAGATAACTGGCGTATGGGGTTATTCATCAATTCCTTACGAAGTAGAATTAGCCTGTAAGATTCAGGCAGCAAGATTATTTGTTAGAAAGCAATCTCCGTTTGGTATTGCAGGCTCTGTAGAATTAGGAACAGTTCGTCTTAATTCTCGCCTTGATCCAGATGTTGAGATGCTACTAAAGACATTCCGTAGAAACTTTGGTCTGGCATACTAATGGCTATGATTAATATAAGTGGGGTTAGACAAGCACTTGGAGACAATTTAATGACAATCACAGGAATGCGTGTTTATGACGCAATTCCAGATGTTGTTACTCCACCATGTGCTGTAGTAGGGCAATTAGATTTCACATTTGATGTTAACAATGCTCGTGGCTTAGACCAAGCATCAGTTGATATTTATGTGATTGTTCAAAGAATCTCTGAAAGAGCAGGACAAAATAAACTTGATCAACTATTGGCAGGTACTGGAAATGGATCAATCAAAACAGCACTTGAATCAGATAGAACATTAGGTGGACTTGTAAGTACTCTTAGAGTTATAAGTGCTGAAAGTGGTACTTATACTTCTGGAGATCAATCATTTCTATCATATCGTTACAATGTGACAGTATGGGGCTAAGGAGAAAATAATGGAATATACAGTTTCAGCAGAACTAAAAGTTTTAGGCAAAGGTTTTGGCGAAAAACTCACAACACAAGAATTACTTGAGGCAGGAGCAAATATAGACGCTCTACTTGCAGCAGGTAGTGTAGCACAATCAACACCAGCACAAAAGGCTCCTGAAGTGTCACAAGCACCAAAGGTGTCTGAATTCAAATCAAATTACGAAGGAGATAAATAAAAATGGCTCGTTTAGTACTCACAGACGCAGTTGTTACACTAAATGCAACTGACATATCTGAATATGTTACAAGCGTTACTTTAAATACACCAGAAGATGTCGTTGAGACTACTGCAATGTCTGCAGTTGGAGCAAGAACAAGAACTTCTGGATTGAAAGATCACTCAATTACTCTTGAACTGAACAATGACTTTGCTTCAGGTGCACTTGAGGCAGTTATTGACGGAATTGGAATTGGAGCATTAACTTCACTTACTGTGAAGCCAACTTCTGCTGCAACATCAGCAACAAATCCAATTTACAAAGCAGACAACACAGGAACTGGCGCATCAAAGGCTGGACAGGTTCTAATCTCAGAATGGACACCACTTAATGGTGCAGTTGGCGAACTTGCTACTGTATCAGTCACATGGCCAGTATCTGGTCAAATTGTCAAGGCGACTTCATAGTCCATGGCAAAATTAGTCTTAACAAACGCTCAGGTCTATGTAGGACCGTGTTACGCATCAAATAACTGCTTAGATATAGGCGGACCAAATGCGACACCTGCATACGACATTAGCGAATGGGTTGAGTCAGTAACTCTTTCTACAACCTATGATCTTTTTGAGACTACACAAGTTAACGACACTGCTAAAAAAAGAGTTCCAGGACTTGCTGATAATCAAGTAACACTTGAATTACATCAAGACTTTGGTGATGGACCATCAGATTTGGAATATGTTATGAACCAACCTGGAAGTTCAAGCCTAATTGGAACAATTGGCAGAATGTTAATAAGACCTGTTAACGCACCAACAAGCAGCGACAATCCTCAATATTATTTTGAGGTTGTTTTTTCAGAGTGGCAACCCCTTAACGCAAGCGTAGGGGACCTCTCAACGATATCTGTGAACTGGCCTGTTAACGGAGTAATAAATAAAGAATACTAATCTCTTGAAGGGGAAAAAATAATGGATGGATTAAATATCAAAGTCAAAACAACAGATGGAAACGAAGGAGTATATCCTTTGCGTCCAAAGACAATTGTTGCTTTTGAACAAAAGTTTAACAAGGGCTTTGCAAAGTTACTTAGCGAAGACCAAAAATTGGAGCATGTGTATTTCCTTGCCTGGGGTGCAATGAGAGACAGTGGTAAGGTTGTAAAGCCATGGGGAGAAGGTTTCCTTGGTGAACTTGACTCAGTAGAGTTGGTTACAGACCCAAATTTAGAATCCACAGAGATAGCCTAACCTATACGGTAGCAATGATTTCTGTGGAAACTGGTTTATCTCCAGTGGACTTGATTGAAGCGCCTGATGGTGTACTTGAATCAATAGTTGTTTATCTCAAGGAGCGATCAAAGAATGCGAGCAGGCAGTGATTAAAAATGAGATGGTGTTAGTTGGTGTTAAAGAAACATTAAAAGCACTATCCTTATTTGACAAAGAGGCAGTAAAAGAATTTAACAAAGTTCTTAATTCTGAACTCAGAGTTGCTAAACAAGAGGCTCAGTCACTTGTTAGTAACGATCCACCACTTAGTGGTTGGTCCACTAAGCCTGCTCGCAATCCTCGTTCTCGTGGAGGTGCAGGATGGCCTGCATGGGACCAGAGCGTTATTAAAAGTGGAATTAGTTCGTCAAAAGCATCAGGTAAAGTTAGAAGTGACTATACAACATCTGCTGCTGCTCTAAAGAATAAATCTGCTGCAGGTGTAATCTATGAAATTACAGGTAGAAAAAATAAAGTTGGCGGAAAGAATGGATTTATTTCTAATCTAAATAGAAATGCATTTGATCCATCAAGATTAGTCTGGCGTTCTGTAGATAAGAACAAAGACAGAATTATTGCAAATGTTAACAAAGCATTTGATGATGTTAAGGCAAAACTACAAAAGAATTTAAATATGAGGAGAGGTTAACATGGCTCAAGGAGCAATAATTGCAAGAATCGTCTCTGAATATTCTGCTAAAGGAACTAAGGCTGCCCAAAAAGATCTTAACAGTCTTAATAAAAAGTTTGATGCTATGGGCAAAAAAGCCCTTTTGGCTACTAATGCTGCCATTGCTGGCTTTGCTGCCCTAAGCGTTAAAATTGGAAAAGATGCTGTAAGAGCAGCAATTGATGATAACAAATCACAAGCATTACTTGCAGGTACATTGCAAAATGTGACTGGAGCATCACAAGAGCAAGTTAAAGCAGTAGAAGCACAAATAGCAGCCCTATCTTCAGCCACAGGCGTTCTTGATGACGAACTTCGTCCAAGTTTACAGCAGTTCCTTCTTTTGACTAAAGATATTGAAAAAGCCACATTTTTGCAAGGTATTGCAGTAGAATTAGCAGCCAGTAAGCAAATAGATATAGCAACAGCAACAGATGTAGTATCAAAAGCATACAGAGGTCAATTTAAAGGATTGCAGAATCTTGGAATTGCCTTAGACGAGAATATTGTTAAGAATAAAGATGTTGCTGGAGCCTTAACAGCAACAATGTCTGCAACAGAGGGTGCCTCAGCAGCAGCAAATAAGGCAGATCCTTTTATAAAGTTAAATAGAGATATTCAAGAGTTATACGAAACTCTTGGAACAGCCTTGTTGCCAGTAATCACAGAATTTGTAAATTATTTAAGAGATGTACTTATTCCAGAACTGACTAACTGGATTAATCTAAATAGAGACGAACTTGCAAAAAGCCTAGAAGAAATTGCAGACTGGGCAATGCAAGCATTAAATGCAGCAATAGCCTTTGATAAAGGACTTCGCAGTCTTAATATGAGCACAGTTGGTTTCATTGAGAACCTTGCACAAATTGCTGC